GGTTATGTTGATATAGAGGTACTTGAAGAGCATGGGGTATCTATCCCTAAGTCACTTAAAGACCTAGATGAAGTTAACTGTAACGTTTGGGTATGTAACGGTGAGGTTCTTCGCTTTGTACTTAACCCATTCAAACCTACACGTATCCCCTACTATGCAGTACCTTATGAGCACAACCCCTACAGCTTCTTTGGAGTAGGTATTGCTGAGAACATGGATGATACGCAGACGTTGATGAATGGCTTTATGCGTATGGCTATTGACAATGCTGCACTATCTGGTAATCTGATTATTGAAGTAGATGAGACTAACCTAGTTCCAGGACAGGATCTGTCTGTATACCCTGGCAAAGTGTTCCGCAGACAGGGGGGCGCACCAGGACAAGGCATTTTTGGCACCAAGTTTCCCAATGTAGCACAAGAGAACATGCAACTCTTTGATAAAGCACGGGTATTAGCTGATGAAAGTACTGGGTTCCCTTCTTTTGCTCATGGTCAAACTGGTGTTTCGGGTGTGGGTAGAACGGCATCTGGTATTAGCATGCTTATGTCTGCTGCTAATGGTAGTATCCGTACAGTAGTTAAGAACATAGATGACTATCTACTGCGTCCATTGGGTAAATCATTCTTCTCATTCAACATGCAGTTTGACTTTGATGAGACTATTCGTGGTGACTTAGAGGTTAACGCATCTGGTACAGAGAGCTTGATGGCTAACGAAGTACGCTCACAACGCTTGATGCAATTCCTACAGGTTGCACAGAATCCAGTACTAGCTCCCTTTGCTAAGATGGATTACGTTATTCGTGAGATTGCTAAGTCTATGGATCTTGACCCAGACAAGGTTACTAACTCCATGCAGGATGCTGCCATTCAAGCTGAGATCCTCAAAGGCTTTCAGCAGCCAGCACAGCCCCCTGCAGGGCCAGAAGGTGTAAACATGCCTGAGGGTAGCCCAGCGCCAGAAGGACAGGCTCCACAGGGCGTACAGGACACCTCAGGTGGTGGTGGCTCTCAGATAGGTATTGGTACAGCACCTACACCAGGTGAGCAAGGGTTTACTGGTAATGTCGCTTAAGAGCTTCGTTAACGATAAAACTACATGGGAGGCGTTCCTCGTTGAGCTTGAGGATCGCATCTCTACACAGCATCGTAGCATGGAGAATGTTACAGACACTGCTGAGCTATACAGACATCAGGGTGCCTTACGTGCTCTTCGGCAACTGCAATACTTGAGGGACAAAGTGAATGGCAATAAATGATCAAATGGAAATGGCCTTTGGTGAACAACCAGAAGTAGACCCAGTGTCAGGCAATGAAGTACCTACAGGCTCCTTACCAGAAGAAGTACGTGATGACATCCCTGCTCAACTAAGTGAGGGTGAGTATGTTGTACCTGCTGATGTAGTACGTTTCTTTGGTGTTAAGTTCTTTGAGGATATTCGTGCAGAAGCTAAACGTGGTTTCGCATCTATGGAAGCTAATGGACGTATTGGTGGTGAGCCTATTGGTATAGAAATGGGTGGTGATGAACTGCCCTTTGACATCTCTGAGTTACAGATGGTTGATGATGGTGAGCCAGAACAGCCCATGATGAATGAAGGTGGTTTCATCTCTGGTTATGCTCCTGGCGGTTTAGCTGATACAGGTGATCTGCCTCTGACTGAGGAGAATTATCAAGGCACAGGAATGCAGCAACGTCAGTATACCAATGCTGAAGGTAATATCATTACTATATTATTCTTCAACGGTATGCCTATGAGTGTAATACCAGCAGGCTACTCTCCATATACTCCTGAGGCTACACCTACTGAAGCTAAAGAAGCTGTTGTTAATGATAATGATGATGGCCCTCCTCCTATGCAAAACCCTGAGCCTATAGACTACAAAGCACTGTCAGCAGAAGAGCTTCGTGGTTTAGTTGAAGATCAGAAAGGCACAAACTCAACCGCTATTTCATTAGGTCTAGGTATGCTTAACCCTCTTCTAGGTATGGCATTTAAAGCAGCTTCGTGGCATCAATCTAAGCAAATAACTAAAGAGTTACAACGGAGAATGGAAGACGCTTCATTAGATGCTAAACAGAAGGCTTTCTATACAGATCTTACAGAGACTATGACTGCAGACCAGCCAGGATTCTTTGAGAGATTATTTGGCAAGACAGAAGAGGAAGCTAAGAAGCCTGATGTAGCAGGTGCTGTAATGACCCCTGAGGAGATCACCGCTACAGTAGAAGCAGCTTTAGCATACTCCCCAGAAGCGGGATATGTTCCAACAGGTATGCCACCAATTCCAGCACCTTCTCCTATCACAATGACGGTCTTGGACGATGAACCTAGTGCTAGAGATTATAAAGGCCCATTAGCACCTACTGTTTCTAGTGATACAGACAGCGGCAGTGATGCTAGTGGATCAACTGACATATTTGCAGATGCAGCCAGCAACGCAGATGCAGGTACGGCTAAAGTAGTGAAGGCTGCACAAGAAAACCTAGCCACTGAAAGTGAGATTAGCGACATACAAAAAGAAGGTGCTAAAATTAAGGAAAAACTTGAGTCAGCTGCCAAAGGCGGTGGAAGAGGTTTCTCTGATGGCGGCTTGATGAAGAAAAAGAAGTAACTACCAATATAACTATAAGGCTACCCAGCTACGGCTGGCCCCAACATAAGGAGTAATAAATGTCGGAAGCCCAAATTCAAACGGACTCAGTGTCCCATAATCGTAACCTATCTCGTATAGAACGTGATGAGGTTGAGCTAAAAGAACTGCTCAAGCAAGCAGGGGTTACCACAGATGAAACAGAAGAGGAAGCTGTTGAAGCGGAACCCAGTAGCTCAGAGTCTAGTGAACCCCCAGTTCAGGCAGAGAGTAGTTCCAAACAAGAAGAAGAACCACAAGCTAAAGCACAAGAAGATGAAGATCTAAGTGCAGAAGAGAAGAACTTCAAGAAGCGTTACGGTGATCTACGGCGTCACACTCAAGAGAAAGAGAAAGAGTTTCAGGCACAGCTTGATAAGCTAACTTCTCAGCTTGATGCGGCTACAAAAAATGAGCTTGTACTACCTAAGTCAGAAGATGAGGTAGAGGCTTGGGCTAAGAAGTACCCAGACGTTGCAGGTATCGTAGAAGCTATCGCTGATAAGAAAGCTAGTGAACGTTCATCTGAGCTTGACGGGCGCTTAAAAGAGATTGAAGCTTTACGCTCAACAGCTAAGCGTGAGAAAGCAGAAGCAGAGTTACTCTCTATGCATCCTGACTTTAAAGATATTCGTGCTGATGATGCATTTCATTCTTGGGCAGAGAAACAGCCTAAAGTCGTACAGGATGCTTTATACGAGAATAGTGAAGATGCTAAGTCTGTTGCACGTGTTATTGATCTATACAAGTCAGATCAGGGCATCAAGACTAAAAGCACTAATGACTCTGATAAAGCAGCTGCGTCTTCAGTTAAGGCTAAGGGACGTGCTACACCAGATACAGATGACTCATCTAAGTACCTCAGTGAATCACAGGTATCCAAGATGTCACTAAAGGAATACGAGAAGCGCATGGATGAGATCTTTGATGCTCAGCGCTCTGGTAAATTTATTTACGATATGAGTAAGAAATAGTTTGACATTTCTTTAATCGTAGATAAAACTATAGGTATGTACAGTGTCAGGCATTAACTGCCTGTACATGCTTTTCAATAAGCACTAGCCACACGAAGAACTACCTCTGAGTATAGGCCCAGCGCTTGAAGGATGGCCCTCCTGATAGCAATGCTGACTACCCTAGAACAAAGAGCCTCTTTTATTGTGGATATGTAGTGTCTAAATCTCACGCCATATCTATAAAGGAGAATTATTATGGCTATTGGAACCGCTGGTGGTGGATTTAACGGGAACTTCTCCCCGATTATCTACTCCAAACAGGCACAGATTGCTCTACGCAAGGCTGCTGTTACTAACGCAATCACCAACAACTCATATTTCGGTGAGATTGCAAACCAAGGCGACACTGTTCGCATTCAGAAAGAGCCAGACGTAACAGTCAACGCTCTGCAGCGTCACACAGGTATCTCAGTAGAGAAGCTTGATGACTCTGACTTCTCGCTCACCATTGACCAAGCTAACTACTTTGCTTTCAAAATGGATGACATTGAAGAGCAGTTCTCAAATGTAGACTTCACATCTTTGGCTGCTGATCGTGCAGCATATAAGATGGCTGATGCAATGGACGCAGACGTATTGTCGTACCTCTCAGGTCACACTGCTGCTGGTGCTCACATCACTAGTTCATCAGGTGATAAGCAAACTGCTTTGACTGCTACTGGTGAATACATTGCTGCGAACCACTTGGACGCAACTGACTTCTCAAGCTTGACCATCTCAGGTTCTGCTACAGCAGGAGACTCAGTTCCATTAGCACCACGTTTACCAGGTGCAACTGCATTGTCAGCAACTACAGTATCTCCTTTAACAGTCATAGCTCGTATGGCTCGTAAGATGGATACAGCAAGTGTTGACTCACGTGGGCGTTGGATCTGTGTTGACCCAGTGTTCGTAGAGATGCTCAAAGACGAAGACAGTCGCGTATTAAATGCTGACTTCGGTGGGGCAGGTCTTATGAATGGCTTGGTTCTAAACAACTTGCACGGCTTCCGTGTTTATGTGTCTACGAACCTTCCAGCAAAAGGCACTGGCGCTGGTACTTCTGGTACAACTGCACAAGACGCTAACTATGGCGTTATTGTAGCTGGTCAGGAGGATGCTGTTGCTTCTGCAGAGCAGATCAACAAAGTCGAGAACTATCGTGATCCCGACTCATTCGCAGACATCGTGCGTGGTATGCACCTTTATGGACGCAAGATTCTGCGCCCAGAGGCATTGCTAACAGTACGTTACAACGCTGCTTAATACTACTTAGTTTGTTGGGCTGGTCTTGTCAAGAGGCTGGCCCTTCAACACACTTATCATTAGGATAGCTCTATGGCTAATTATGTAACTCTAGTTAATCAGGCACTACGCCGTGTCAATGAAGTTGAACTTGATATTGGTGGTGATGGCTTTGGTGACGCACGTAACTTACAAGCGTTAGCTAAGGATGCTATTAACTCTGCTATACGTGAGATCCTGCAGAACAGCCAAGAGTGGCCTTTTACACTTACAACATATACGCAAACCCTTACCGTTGGTACAGGTGTGTATGACTTTGCCCCAGATGCTTCTAAAATTGACTGGGACACTATCTACCTCAAGCGTCTACCTTCTAAGGGTAATACACCTGCTAGACTACCCGTAATTACTTATGAGGATTATATTCGTAAGTATCGCTCAGGTGAAGATGTTAGCGGTGCAGATGGGCATAGCGTACCTAACATTGCTTACCAGACACAGGACATGAAGTTTGGTATTACACCTCTACCAGATGATGCATACGAATTAGAGTACCGCTACTGGTCATATCCTTCTGATCTAGTTTCTTATAATGATCTATGTATAATACCTGATCGCTTTAACACGGTGATAGTTGATGGTGCTACAATGTATCTTATGCGCTTTCGTGCTAACGAACAGAGTGCTGCATTACACCAGCAGAAGTTTGAGGATGGTATGGATAACATGCGCCGTTTACTTCTTGACTTACCTTTATATGTTAGATCCTCTGTAATAGCTGGCAGATACTTTAACAAGCAGACTGGCACTAACTAATGGCTGATAACCTACGTACCTTTGCTACACCTTGTATGGGTGGCTTGGTAGTTAACCAAGACCCTTTAACACAGGGTGGTCAGATGGCAGGTTCAGCACTGCGTCTTATCAACTATGAGCCTGCCTTGAATGGTGGGTATAGACGTATATCAGGTTATAAAAACTCTTATGGTGAGCTTACAGGATTAGCTAATAGCCCTGTGTTAGGCGTACATGTATCTGCTAATATTAATCAGGGCATCTTTGGTTG